TGACAGCGGCTTCGCAAGTCACACCCGTGCCTGTAGGGTTATGGACGCTCATGAATTTAATTATTTGGTCGCCCTTCATGCCAGGGTTGCGTTCGACTTCGTTCACAATTTTTAGTTCTTCGTCTGAGAAATCCATCCACGACATTTTGCTGTACCTCCTTTTAGCTACTACACCGAGCACCGCAGAATCATTATACCCGCCACCGGAAGTGCCCTCCAAGTCATTGTATAGATATTTGTGCATTGCTTCTTTTGCCGCTTTTTCTATTGCCATCTCAAAAATCAAACTCATGGGCGAAATATCCTTAGTAACTGGGGAAGTCGTTCGTAGAAAAATTAAGATAACACTATTGTTCACACAATCTACATAAAATATTTAAATTATTTTAAATAATTTTTGGCACTATTTACCCTCGGGCTACGCACCGTGCGAGATCGTCACGCTTTTCCGCATAGATTTGTGTGGCGTCAAGGGTGCTGTGGCCGAGTACCGCTTGCGCTCCCTCGAGCCCGTGAGTGCGGCGCACCTGCGTTGCGACGGTGTGTCGGATTTGTAACGGTGTCCAGTGTTCCATCGGGGCACGCTTTGCAGAGGTGGTGTCGAGTTTCTTTTTATCGGTACGAGCGCCCTGGTTGATTGCGAGCCTGCCCTCGTTGTATCTTTTTTGTGCACCCTCAATGGCTCGGGCGTAGCCATCACCACTGATCATGCCGCTGTAGCCAGCACTCTTGCCAACGCCACGCTGGCACCAGACAGCATCTTTATCCCAAAGCGGTTTTCGTACGGAGCGCATGAGGTCGATGAGATCGGTCTTCATGTAGATTAATCTCGGATCACCCCGGTGAGAGTTCTTGTGTTCCGCTGGAGCGTAGCACCAGAGACCGGGTTCGACCTCCGTCATCTCCGACCAACGCATGGAGCAGAGCTCCTTGACACGCATCCCGGTTGCGAGGTGGACGGTGAGCACTGCACGGTATAGCGGTTTCAAATGGGGCATGATCAGTCTGAAATACTCAACGGGCACGGGGGCGATCTTGTCCGGGTTGCGTAGCGTGGGAGCGGTGCGCCAGTTCAAATGCTGGACGCAGGCCAAGGCTTGGTATATCTCGACTGGGACAAGTTCCCAGCCGACACCGAGCTTAAACATCTGGCGAATCTTTACGATAGCGTTGTTCACACTGGAGATGCAAAGTTTCTTTTTCGGTGCGCCTTCAGACTGGGGCATGATGTCTCGGTTGACAATGGCAGCACGAACCGCCACCAGCACTGAGGGCTTAAAATCTTTTATTTTCATTTCAAGATAAAGGTCGAGCTCCCGCAGTGCCGACTTGATGACACCCACCTGCGATGTGGGTTTCCCGGTCGTCGGGTCTCGGTAGTAGGAAATGGAGTGCTTGATCATGGCGTTTACCAGATCAGCGACAACGGGTTCGTGCTCGGGCAGGATTGAGGGCGTGACATCCTCACTGAGGATGTCAGCACACCATCGGAGGTAGGCCTGCTTGGTAGCTACGAGGCCCCACTGCCCGTGGTAAGTGGCCTTACGGGTTGCGGGGCTGATGCTATACCCTAAGTTTTTTCCCTTATGGTGTAGCAGACCGGGTACTTTTTTCTTTGCCATGATTTGAACTCGCACGGAAGAAGCCCAAAAGCGAGCCTCCATGCGGAGAATCATAGCAGAAGATGTACAATGTTGTACAGTACAACTTTCCCAAAATCACTTTTCTATCAAAAACAAGGTCGGGGATACAGGATTTGAACCTGCGACCTCTTCCACCCCAACCGGAAATATGGAAGAGTAGCAAAGCCCTATTCTGATAGCGTATTATCATCGCTAATTTTTTAAAATCCGTTAAACTTCTTATGCATTATTATGCAGGAATACGCATGATTTCTAAAAAAATGTTGTACCACTTTGCCACCATACAAACAGTCTCCGCATCAGGTAGCCACGCACTAGGGAAGCCAAGGTAAACACCCCGCTTAGCGTCAGGTTCTGCGTGGTCGTGGTTTCGATTCCCATTATTGAGAAAAGGGAAATCTGGATGAGCAAGGAAACAAGAAAGCCCGCGCCCGTGTTGGCGATAGATTCAACCAGGGACATTCGCCGGGTCTGGCTAGTCATCGAGGTCGGGAGCGTGAAAGATGGTTGCGCCGTTATGCCAGCCGCCATCGATGCGCTTTGAGCCAGCGCCGTCGAGCTCCTTCGGGATCACGCAGTCGTGCGGGTGGTACAAGGTTTCGAAGCGGGTGTGTCGGGCGATGAGGACTTGAATCTTTTCCTCGCTGCCCGGTCGTGCCAGCGTCGGCCCGAGTGGTGGCACCCTGAGTGAGTCTCGCTTGTTCTCCTCTTCAGCTTTTACGCACCCGAGCGAGTGCGACATCTTCGGCGTGTCGGGCCCGGTGCTCTTGTAGCATTGGCGGCAGAGTTGCCTCGCCTCGTGGGGCTTGCGCTCCCCGCATGAGATGCAGGTGATGAGCCTGCGTGGTATGCGATCATAGCACTTGATGCACAAGCCCTTCGCCCGGTGTGGTCGCCTCTGCTTGCAGGTGATGCAGGTAATCTCAGCCATCCAGTTTGCCTTTGGTTTTGGGTGGTATTTCGTAAGGGTCATTACCCCTGCCTCTGCGGATCTTCTTGAGCTTGACCTGAAAGCGGGGGTCGCTCAAGTCGATGAAGTTATCATCGAGGGATTCAAAGCACTTCTTGCTCGAGCCGTGTCGTGCATACTCAATGACGAACTGCTGGATGAGTAACGGCATGAGGCTATTGACATAATCGCTGTCGACGCCGAAGGTGATCACTAACCTCCGCAGCATCAGCGTGCGTAGGTCTTCGGGGTCGCTGGCTTTGGCGCCGTTATCACGGTCGCTGTAGCATTGCTCTAAGTGTTTCAACCAAGGGTCTTCTTCCATGTGTGTTCCCTGTCTAGAGAGCGAGAGACCCGAGGAGCCAGAGGAGGAGCTTTGCCAATTTGAGGAAAGGTCGATCGGCGTAGCAGTGGCAACCACCATAGAGCGTGAACCAGAGGCACCACGCAACGAGCATTCCAGTGATGACCCTGTGGAAGGTAGTCATTTGTTTTTAAGATCGAATCGACTCTTGATGTAGGCAAGAGTAGTGCCGCCTGAGATGGCGAGGGTAAAAATGGCGGTGACCATTTTAGTCAGCGAATCCGTGAGCGTTGCACTCTCGGTTCCGTTAACCACGCCCACGATCACCGCTAACGAAACGCCTTGGAGCACAAGGGTTGTCCAGAACTCTGAAGTCTTCCATCCTGACTTTAACTTATCCATGAGGCACTCCTTATTATTCGTTCATCGTCCCTCGGAATTTCCATTTATCAACCGCCTCGTAATAACTTTTCGCTAAACCTTTTTCTTTCTTGGCTTTACGACTTTCCTCTTTACAGTTTCCACCACGACCTCGGCAGGCTTGGGTGTGAACATCGTGCCACCGATGCGCACTAGCGATGCCAACGCAGGGAAACCCGCCACGGTTAACCCGCCTGCCAGCAACATCACAACGAGTGCGATGGTGCTGTTTCCCGCATCCGGTGCTATGGGCTTTGCGGGGGCTTTTCGTTTGTCAACATCCTTGTTGGGGTCGTAGTCGGGCCTTACCCGTCTGAGGGCATCAGCGAGCGCATTAGCCCCGCCATTGTAATCGGGTTGACTGTGAAGCACCTTGCCCGCGCCCCGTGAATCTGGGCCACCCTGCACCATGATTCGGGGTGTACCGGGAAGGAACCCGAGTTCCCTGACTGCCCAGTTGTCGGGTCGGTAGGACTGCACTAAGAGGGTGTCTGCAAACACACTCAGTGCGGGGTTGCTTTCGAGATCTGCGATCACTGCCTTGCATTCAGACGGCGTCCCAATTACAGTTAGCCGGAGCTTTTCCCGATCATCGATGAGGTCTTTGCCCTTGCCCTCAATCGCTGAATAGGCCTGCTTGCGTGTAACCTCTCGACCACCGAGCCAGAACTTTTCAACGCCTGAGTCGATGCGTGAGCGATCGAGCCCGAAGTTCTGCTCCTGTTGTTCGATGACTTTGATGAGGTGTGATGCGGGAGGCGGGAACGGGGAGAGCTCTTGATCCGCTGACCAGTTGCCGTCGGGCAATAGTTCCCGGTAGCATTGCCTCGCCATGATCCAGACGCCGAGTTGCTTACCTGCGCTGTAGAGTGCTATTTGGTTGGCATCGATGGCTCGCCATTCGTAGGGCGCTACGACCGCAGCGCTCGAGGGTGTGCCCCATTTCTGCCCGTAGACTTTGACGGGTTCGCTGTCGTTGTATGGCATCGGGGGAGGCGGGGGAGCGATCACGACCACGGCCCAGCCACCTCCTCCTGAAACCCATCTCTTCTTGAACTCTGCGGGGCTCATCCATTCGTACTTAGTTTCGCCGGGGAAGTTGTTATCAAGGATCGCTGCCCATTTCTCGGTGAGGTGGACTGCGTTCACCATGTGTGCGATTTTGCCTGTGTAGCGTGGCGAGTAGCCGTAAGTAACGGAGGGCATTCTGCCGGTGGTGAGGGCAAGCTTAATAAGTGCGGGGTCGCTGCCTTCGTACTGGAGATATTGTGCGCCGTCGCAATACTTGGCAAGCATCTTCTCGACCTTGCTAGGGTAGCCACCACCCTGCTCCCTTGTCATCTTCTGCTGGAGCCCGAGGATGCTGTCCACATTCTGCCAGCGCCCTGCGTGCTCGATCGATGTGAAGACGCAAAGGCCCGCGCCGTCACGGCCTCCGGTGTTCTTCATCTGCTGCGATCCGGGCAAGTCAATTTGAATTTCCTCGGCACCATCGGGGGAGGTGCGACCACCCTCGACGGAGGTTGCCTCGATTTGACTGAATAGCAAGAGCCATAGGAAGAGGTTCATCATGGGCCTTTCGGGTTACTGCGCTTTAAGAAGTTTTCGTATTGCTTTGATTTCTGCTTTGGTGAGGAAGTTATCATCCTGGTCTTTATCTCGCTGATCCTTATCGGCTTTTCGTTTCGCCTTTTCCTCTGGTGTGATATCCTTCACCTTGGTTTTCACTGACCATTTGCCCTTCACCTTTTTCGGTGCTTCAACTTCTGTGTCTTGCGTCAGGTAGTCCGTGGCTGGTGTGTCCTCAATTTCAACTAGGACATAAGTGCTGCCTTCAATCTCGCCACCCTGCCAGCCATCGCCAAAGCTAGTGTTAGGGTGGTCACGCTGTGGATAGGATGGAAATTCAAGGATCGTGTCACCGTTTATTTTTGCGTAATTAGGCACTGCTCTCCCCTTATGTTGCGTGGTATTAGTTGAATGTTACTAGGATCGTTATTCATTAGAATCGGTGTACCTTCTGGAACTAAACCTATTTCTTGTAGTGCTTGCCATGCCTCTGGACAGGACATAGCGTTTCTTATTTTTGCTGGTGAAGGATGCCCTTGAGCTAAAATCTCTGCGTGAATTTCTTTCGCAACCCATACTGCAAATTCGTTTGGTGCGTTGAACTCAAACATCTGTTCATCGGTGTAGCCTTCAAGCCTGGTTGGTTCTGCGATCTCGTAGAGTTCGGCCAAGAGTTTTTCCAAGATTGCTATCTCTTGATGATTAAGAATATACGCTTGCCTCTGACTTTCTTGAACGGATTCAATTTCTAGAATCTCGGCTTCTAGTTCAAGCGTTTCATGCTCTAAGTTGGTGGTCTTTCTGAGGTGTTCAAGTTTGGCTTTCTTTGCTTGAAACTTTTTCAACCCTACTAGTTCTAATGCTCTGGCACGATGTCGGCCTTCAAGAAAACCTAGTAGCGTTTTTATTTTCTCCCAAGGTGTCTCACCGATCACTTGAGTACGATAGTTAAATTCCGAGTTTAGTTTTGATGGCATTGGTTTATGTTCCGTAAGATGCTGCTGCTAGGTCACGCCGAGCCGAACCTACCCCTGTTACATCACTACCGATAACACCAGAGGAACTTACTAGGTTTGAAATGGAGACATTACTTCCGCTATTACCATAAGCGAAAATTGCCTTATCATTTCCGTAGGATGCTGCTGCAAGGGATTGCCTAGCCGTACCCACGCCTGTCACATCGTTACCGATAACTCCAGAGGAACTTACTAGGTTTGAAATGGAGACATTACTTCCGCTATTACCATAAGCGAAAATTGCCTTATCATTTCCGTAGGATGCTGCTGCAAGGAAATACCTAGCCGTACCCACGCCTGTCACATCGTTACCGATAACTCCAGAGGAACTTACTAAATTAGACATGGAGGAATTAACAGTACCAGACCCATAAGCGAAAATCGCCTTATCCGTTCCGTAGGATGCTGCTGCAAGGAGTTGCCTAGCCGTACCCACGCCTGTCACATCGTTACCGATAACTCCAGAGGAACTTACTAGGTTGGACATGGAGACTACAGCACTAATATATCCATAAGCGAAAATAGCCTTATCCGTTCCGTAAGATGCTGCTGCAAGGCCATATCTTGCCGAACCTACGCCAGTTACATCATTACCGATCACTCCAGAGGAACTTACTAGGTTGGACATGGAGACATTACCTCCGCTAAAACCATAAGCGAAAATAGCCTTATCCGTTCCGTAAGAGGATGCTGCTAGATACGCACGAGCCGAACCTACCCCTGTTACATCACTACCGATAACACCAGAGGAACTTACTAGGTTTGAAATGGAGACAGGCCCAGGCCCATTACCATACCCAAAGATGGCTCTCCGTCCACCGCCTCCCCTTTTCACACCCATGATTTTTCTAGAGATTGGCATTAGTGGTTCTGGCCTCCTGTCATCGCATACCAAGTCGTGCCACCATCCCATGTGGTCAGCACAAAGATGTCTACCTTGGCGTTAGTCGATGTCAGCGTGGGGGCAGTTCCACCACTCCACTTAATTGCAGCACCCCAAGTCACAGCCCTAGCCGTTCCGTCAGCCGTGAATGCCAGTGTGATCCCGAAAGCTGAACCTGTGGTCGGGATGTTGCTTATGGTGAGTGTCGTGATCGCTGCGTTTAAGCTCACATGAAACACATTTCCAAGGGCACAATTTAGCGTGAGCGTTCCGCTGGAGATTGCTGGTGCGGTTTTCGTTTCGATGAGGCTGGTGATCGTTGCGCTTGTGAGCGTTGGACTGGAGGCAAAAACATTTGCCCCTGTGCCAGTTTCATCTGTCAATGCTGCTGCCAAGTTTGCGCTGGTTGGTGTAGCAAGGAAGGTCGCAACACTTGTGCCAAGGCCAGAAACACCTGTCGAGATTGGTAAGCCGGTGCAACTGGTGAGCGTACCGCTGGAAGGTGTGCCGAGAACAGGAGTCACCAAAGTTGGTGAGGTCAGCGAAAGCGTGTCACCGCTTTGCAGTTCCTGCACTGTGGTCGTGTTCACTACTAATGGATATCGTGCTGCCATGTTTTCTCCTAGGTGACGGTTATATTGACGGTGCTGCCACCAAACAAAAGCACTGGCAATGAGCCATTAGAAATACTGACATTGGTCACACTGCCACTAAATAGCGTGACAGGTAGCGCACTGGATGTGGAAGCACCTATCTGGACAACACTTGCGGTGCCGTTATCCTTGCGTGTGTAGAGCTTGCCATCGTAGGTATTAACCCCAAGCTCACCCAGTGCGAGATCACTTGTGGTTGGCACCCTTGCAGCTACTGCGCTTTGTTTTATCTTGATTAGATTAGCCATGTTAGAAAGTCCCGCCATCTAAAATAATGCCACTGCCTAGACTGGTCGCTGATAAAACCACGGTGCCGTTGATGTAGTAGCTCTTGGCTGATGCTATGTTAATATGCTCGCTGCTTGTCCAGGCATCGGTGCTGTCTACCCAGTTCCATGTGTGATCGGTTAAGCCCTTCAAGGTCAGACCGCCACCATCTGCACCCGCATCGGTGGTGGATGCGCTAGCAAGAACAATGTTCTTATCACCAACTGCAAGGGTGGTACTAGAGATCGTAGTCGTGGTGCCGTTCACGGTGAGGTCACCACTGAGAACCAAGCTAGTGCCAGTGGCCACTCCTATATTAGGAGTTACCAGCGTAGGTGAAGTGTCAACTACGAACTTTGATCCGGTTCCGGTCTGGCTAGCAATTACAGTTGCATTGCCACTGCTTGTGATAACGCCAGTGAGGTTGGCGTTCGTGGTCACTGTTGCCGAGTTCCCACTGGTGGACTGGTTCAGCGTAGGGAATGTGCAATTGGTTAGGTCACCGCTTGAAGGTGTGCCGAGTGCTGGCGTTACCAGCGTAGGCGAAGTGTTCATCACGAAGGTCGTGCCTGTGCCAGTCTGCGAAGCGATTGAGGTCGCGTTGCCTACTGATGTTATCGGGCCAGTCATGTTGGCATTTGTGGTGGTTGTTACTGCGAAGTCAGGGCCACCGATTGCGATTACGGATGTTGCCACCCCGAAGCTGTCATCACCTAGTCCATAGTAAAGAATCCTCCCGCCTGAGTTCTCGTTGAAGGCAAGTTCTGCTGCGCCTAAAGTTGTAGGTGCGCCAGTGGAGCCACCTATTCTGCGCTTAATTCTGATCGTGTTCGCCATGATTCAAGTTCCTTAGTTAGAAGTTACCTTCAGAAATTACCACCATCTAGTTTGTTCGTGTTGACCCACTGCGTTGATGCCGATGAATATTTTAAGAGGTCACCATCTGCCACCCCAGTAATGGTGGTATCGGTAAGCTCATTAAGTGTAGCAGCACCAGCAGCACCCGCTGGCCCTGTCAGGCCTCGGCCATCGTAGACTGTGACTAGCGTTTCGCCTTGTGCGACTGTGACGATGCCAGATTCTGTGACCACTACGATATCAGGCACGGGTCACCTCCGCTTTCACGGTGAAAGTGCCTTCGATGAGTCTGATCACCGTTGTTCCGGTGTAGAGTTCTAAATCGTAGTAGTATTTACCCGGCGTAATCGCTTCCATCGTGGCCGCGTCAACGAGTAGATCCACGGTTCCAGCGGCACCGCCAAGCGTGATTCGGGTGTTTTCGGTGGTGAGCTCCAGCGTTACGGTTGCGCTTGCTGCGGTTGGTCGAACCTGCATAGCAGCGGTGTAGCCTGTCAGATCGGTCTCGACCTCGTCAGCGTCGGTGTACAATATGGTACGGGCTAGGGTTGCGCCCTGTTCTGCCGCAAAGTTGTAGATTCCTGCTGGCATAATGACCTCCGAAAAAAAGAATATTACCGAGGTTAACTTGGCTCGGGTGGCGATGCAAATCGCTCGCACTAGGCATAGTTCGGGGTATGCCCCCACCCTGCCACCGTAAAGGACTCATCAAGGGTGATGCCGTAACGATCTGCAATTTTTTGGTACTCTTCACGATGTGCCGAGCAGTGCCAAACGATGCCCGGATCACGCACCGTGCGCCGTTCTTGGAAAAGATCCCAGCGCCAGAAATCGGACTCTATCTTCTGCATCGCCTCTATCACTACCGATTCTGCTGCTGTTTTTTTCGTAGGTCGTGGTCTCATATGCAGAAGCGCATCTTGCCTATACCATTTGTTGACATCAAACAGGATCGCCTCGGTGCGAAGCGGTAGCCGGTGCGGGCCCTCGAAACAGGACTGGCACCCGGTCGCAAACCCGCTCGCTAAAAGCTTCTCTGCGCTATCATCGAGCCAGCAAGGAATGTCGATAAGAAGCCTCTGCGATAGCTTACACACCACATCGAGCCCGTGCATCTTGCCCCACTGAATCCCTAGGTAGTAGCAAGCGAGATCGCCCCCCACATGGCCGAGCCGATCGGGTGAGCACCAGAGTGCGACATTGTTATCTTGCACGATCTTGAGCAACAGGGTGAAGTGCGAGTCGTAGTCGGGGAAGTCCATACACCCAGGGGAGCAATCATCGGAAACTAGGATCGGGGTGTCTGCCCCGTTACACTCGCGGATCAGTTTGATCTGGGTCTCAATGAGGCGGGGGTAGTTATAGCTTCCAAGGATCACACCTGCACGCATGGGATATCCTCCTCATACTCAAGGCATTGCAAGCATGATCGCACCGCGTCGGCGCTTGGGCCGGTGCGACATGATCCGTGTTTATCGCATTGGCGCACCCACTTCGAGGGGCAATTGCACGACCCTCGGTCGAGGACTTTGCCAAGGTTCATGCAGTTGTCACGGCGCTTTACTTTGATCGATTTTATGCCGGTGAGTTTCTGGACGCTGAAGAGCTTTTGATAGCGCTCGTCATAGGTGGCGAGCCAGCACAATCGGCACTGGTCTGCTGACCAGTCGGGCGAGGTTACACGGTTGCAGGTGCATGGGCGTTTCATTCGGTGATGATCACTTTCATGGTTCCAGATGGTTTGTAGTAGGTTGCGTAAGTGTGGGTCGAAGACCCAAGAGTCCGAGTTGCAACCCATCTCCCGATGTGTCCGGCCGCAGGAGTATAACTGCCTGTTAACGATGTGTCGGACATTTCATACGATTCCGATACATAAGGGTAAGATGGCTTCATCGAGGAATATCCAGCAAACGGCGAGCAATTCATCAGAATGTTGTACGCGTAAAGATCGAAAAAATTTAAAAGTCCAGAACGAAAGGTTCTGTGAAAACCGTATGGGTTATTCCCGCTTTGAAAGGGAGGCCAGCCTGGTTGGGTCTTTATGTTGAAAGTCCACTGTGTGCCTGTGCCGCCAGTATACAGCTCACCGCAAAAAACTCCAAAATCCAAATAGAATGGGCCAGCGTTGTCCCCATAAGACAAGACATAATTTATATCTGGGCCGGATGAACTGTAGGTGTAAGTTGATTTTAGATTACAGTTGATGTTGATAGGTATATCCTCCGCAACATAAGCGTATCGGTTAGGCCTTGCATAAATATAATACCCCCAACCCATCCGAAAAAAAGCATTGTCTGGGTTTAAGCTGTCAGTCAGTGTAATATCAAAAACCTTGTCTTGAATCTTGAAGTCTGCCAAAGCGTACTGAGGCAAATCAAGTGCCGATGTGGATGCTGGGGTAGGCCATCCAGCGTTCTCATATCCAAAAAGCGAGACGGTTAATTTCTCGGGCATGGTGTAGGCGGCGCAACAGCCAAGGGTATTTGGGTTGCCGGTTGGCGGGCAGCACGGCACACATTGCTGTGGTTGCGTTCGTGCATTTCTAGTTAAGTCCATTGTCATTATGCACCCTCTAGTGCGCTGAGCCTAGAATAAATATCGCCTAAATCGGGTGGCCCTGGGATGGACGCAACAACCCCGCTTAATGTGGCAAGGTCACCTTGCAATGTAGAGATGTTCCCGTTCGCTGTGGCAAGGTCGCCTTGCAATGTAGAGATGCTGCCTTGTGCTGTAGCGAGATCGCCTTGCAAAGTAGAGATGTTGCCTTGTGCTGTAGCGAGGTCGCCCTGTGCTGTAGCAAGGTCTGTTTCTAAAGCAGTGATGTCGCCCTGTGCTGTAGCAAGGTCACCCTGTGCTGTTGCGAGGTCTGCCTCTAAGTCAGTGATGCTGGTATAAATGCTGCTTAAATCTGGCGGGCCTGGAATAGATTCAACTGCCGAAACTAGATCTGCAAGGTCGCCTTGTAAGGCGGCGATGGTGTCATTTGTCGTGTCGAGGTCGATCTGAAGTGCGTAAGGGTCAACAAAAAATTCCAACCCATCGCCCGCCTCGTTCACCCGAACTAAATACCCAGCGGTGTAGGTATCAGGGAAACCAATTAAATCTGTGAGCGAGGTTAAACTGTCTTGCCATCCTCTTACGCCGCTGTCGTTGGTGCCGTAAACTTTATTATTCCCCGGCGAGGCCACATCGCCCACGAGGTTAAGCGTCACGCCTGCTGCGAGTGATGCGCCCCCGGTGATGGAGTACCGGGTCGTGATCGTGTAGTTGCCAGTTTGCTGACCAACGATGATTGCTGTACCGCTGTCAGGGCATATGGTCGCATAGGTGACACTGAGTTCGCCGTCGGTGCAATCGATCGACTGAATCACATCAAAGCATTCTCCCGAGGTGCCCGAGGTTCCTGAGCCTCCCGAGGTTCCTGAGCCTCCCGAGCCCGAAGAAGTAGAGGCACTCGAAACGCTCACAAGAAACACTGGTTGCCCTGCTGAAGTGTAACCACTAAAGAACCCTACATAGTAATCGTTGGCTTTGAGCGCTTGCCCGTTCACCTCTCTGATCTTAACCTCGTTCTGAACCACAAGCACGCCATCGGTTGCGTGATAGTCCAGGCGTGTTCCCAAGGAAAGCGGGGACGCAACCGCCGTCACCTTCACCACGCTCATCGTGGAACCGCCGAGCATGGGCCCGATCCGTGTGGGTTCGGTCGTGTCGCCCTCGACCGACTTCACCACTCTGGCGATGCGTCTGGCACTATCTTCAGTAAAGCCATAGGCGCTGGACATTAGAGTATTTTCCTGTAGATGGGGAGTAGCCAAGCGAACGAGATATCATCGTAAATGCGGAAGCGTAAGAAGCCACCATTTGCCTCGGTAGGGGCGACCCCGTGATCGAGCGGGATGCCCGTGTCTCCTAAGATGATTACTCCGTTGGGAAGGACATTTCCTGCGATGTCTCTTGCTGTTATTAATTCGGTGCCGTTCCACTCACGGTAAGAATGATTAAGCACTACCGCGTCCCAGTTATCCTTGTCGAGTAGGAACTCGAGCGAAATGCGCCAGTATTTAAAGCCACTCTCATAGACCCGCTTTGCCGTCACTTTATCAAGGAGCATGGTGCGAGCTGCAAAGCCTGAGAAGGTAGCGGTGTTCACACACTTAACTCGGCTCATCCAGTCGAGAGCGATAAAGGTTGCGCTATTAAATTCAAGCTTCATGTTAAGCAGCGGTCGGTGCGTCATGACCGGCGGGTCGAACCTCTCACCGTTCCCGTTTACCATCGCCTTGGGCGTTGCGCTGTAGTCTTCATCGAGGACATACTCTTTATCGGAAGTGCTGAAATCGATGTCAGTAGGTCTCGTCAGCGGGTTGAGGTTTTCCTCGCTGGCCTTCTCTTCTGGGCTTGCGCCCTTGTTTTGGTTTGCAACCTCGGGCGTCTGCGGTGCGCTAGGCGTCGAGCTCGGCGCCACGGTGTCGATGTTCGATGAATAGCTGCAAGTGACTTTCCAGAAGTAGGGGTCTTCCATCTGCGACGCGGTGCGGCCGATGCACCAAGCACGCTCAAAGGTCGGGTGCTGGGAGAAGAGCGCGGGAAGGTTGGTGCCAAAAAGACTGGGCACATCATCGGCCATATCGTTCGTCTGCACAATGAACGAGCGCACCAGCGAGACTTGGAGCTTGCTGTCATCGCTGCCTGTTCGGCCTTCAAAAGTTTCATAGGTGTTCGTGACTGCCATAGTGTTTCCTTTACACTTGAACGATGTTCATTTGGTTGTTGTTCGCCGTTGCTGCTGCGATCGCTGCCAAGTAGTTATTTCTTGCGGTGTCTTTTTCTTCTGCCCGTTGCTGAAGCCGTAACAATCTGTCCGCAGCGCTTTCGCCTCCTTTTGCGTTTTGGATCTTGAGCACTTGCGAGAATGCGCCTGCCGTGCCCTGCATGAGTGCGGCAGGGTTCTTGAGTTCTTCCATCGCTCCGACGCTGCGCTCGAGTTCGTCAGCAAGTTGCGCTGCACCCGCTGCGAAAAGGTCGGGCCGATCCGCAAGGGTCATTTTGAGCTCTTCCATTTTTCTGCGATAGGTTTCGAGTGGGCTTTCAATGTTGGATAGCTCTTTGATCCAGGCGGGCATATTGTCACCACCCATGAAGGCGTTGAGGCCTGAGATGTCGAGGGCGTCAATCTTCTCGTTGATCAGTGCGATCCCGTTGGCGTATTCCGTGTTCGTGATGATGCCAGCTTTAAGCTTGGCGTCCAGCGATGCCATCGCACCTTCGGAAAGCTTTGTCATTTTTGCTGCGAACTCTTCAGCAGTAAGGTTTCCCAGTTCCATTTCGCGTCTAAGGATCGCAATCGTCGAGCCTACGCCACCTTGTAAGGTGTTCAAGAAAGTGGTGTGCCCTACATTGGCAGCGGTCAGCGATGAGAAGAATGAGTCGATCTGCGTGTCGACCCCAGCGAGTGAGAACTTTCGGAACGGGTTGGCTTTTTCTGCAAAGCCTTTCGACCTTTCAACAATCGTGTTCTCTAGTTCCATTAAGAACTGATTACCGGCTTCGCCACCGCTTCCCCCGATGCGTCTCGTTATCTCATCAAAGGAGGCGTTCATTTTTGTTTTAATCGCTTCTGCATCGATCTGAGGGCCACCACCACTTACCTTGCTATTAGCGTAGAGGCCACCCGCTACCCCACCTATGATCGCAGCGGGAAGAGCAGTAACGCCACCAAACGAACCAGCGAGCGTTCCAACCTTGGCGCCAGCTACCACACCTGCAAAGATGGCTGCAAACTTCTTGAGCCCGCCCACGGCAGCTACGATCTCATTGATGACTGTGATTGCCCCACTCATCACCGACTGCATTGCTACCATTACGCCCTGCGCAAAGGAAACAACCACCGCCCTAATGTTGTCGATACTCCCCACCGCCACATCGGCCCCGCCCATCGTGGTGAAGAAACTCACCAAACCCTTGAACGCATCGAATAACACATCTCGAACCACGGCGAGCACCATACCGATATTTTTGATCGCTGGGGTTAGTGAATCAAAGTTCGCTCTGAGACTTTGCATGAACCCAATGAGGCTTTTTGAAAAACCTTTGAGATCCAAAGCGTCTACAATGTCGGCACCGAACTCAGTAAAGAACCCTTGCACCTCACCCGCAAGTCGGGCGTAAATACCTTTAAGTGTTCCAGCCTGTTCTTCTGCCTGCTTGATCACATCGGAGTTTGTCTGCAAATTGTTCAATGCGTTGAGAGCGTCTGCGGTTCCGACTTGATTCCTAGCCAGCATCCCCATTGCTTCTTGTGCAGTTATTGCTCTTTTATAAACCATCGAAAGACGCTGCGCCAGTGCATCGTAAACAGGCAGGCCCATCGCTGCGAGCGCTGCGAAATCATCCTTGGAAGCTTGACCGGTGCGGGTCATGTTCTGAGCGACTTCGCCTAATTTATTGAAGACATCCGTGGCACCCGAGCCAGCAACGAGGCTAGTGCGCCCGAAACTTTCAATCATGCGTGCTGCGTCTGCGCCCGAGACCCCGAGGCCGAGGAACCCGGTAGCTAGCTTGCCGACTGCATCTTGAGCGATGCGCCCCTGATCAGCGATCTCGCCCATCACGCCACCAAGACGCTCTGCGTTGGCTTCGCCTGCGAGCCCCTTGATGCGGGTCAAGATTTCCTCGGTGTTTGCAAAGGCCATCACGGCACGGTCGTAGATTTTGTACACGCCATAAGAGGCGAGAGCGCCCCCGATGGCGGTGACCGGGTTCATGATAAGGTTGGTTACACGGCTGAAGATAGAAGATGCAGCACTGCTGATTTTTGTTTCGACATGGGTGAGGAAGCTGGCGAGCTTGGATTTGGCTTGCGATTCTTTCGCGGCATCGCCACCACCCACTGGAGCTTGCCCGCCCTGCGTGAGAAGTTTCAAAGCATCCTTGCCCGATACGGCACCCGAGGCGATCCGCTTCATGACCTCGGCAGTCGTGACTGCTTTACCTTCGACCTTGGAAAGTTCCTTGGCCATTGCATCGAACGCTCGCACGCCCATGCTTTCCAGCGCTTGAATATCTTTGAGTAAGACCTTATCGCTTTCGCCGATCTTTCCGAGGATGCCTGCGAAAGCCTTCGACGCTTCGCCTGCATTCTTGGCAAACTTCCCTATACCCTTACCGAACTTGTCGAGCGTGCTGGTGATCGTGTCCGCATCGAGGCCGAGCTTCTTGAGCGAGACCGCAAAGGCGAGAGCATCGTCTGCACCGAGCTTTGAAGTCTTTGCGAACTTATGAAGCGCATCGCCCATCACCCCGGCGACATCATCATCGAAGTGCTTGGAAGCCTCCGAGGTTACTGCCTCGAGGCTTCCCATGTCCTCTTTAACTTTGTCGAGATTCGTGATGAAGTCAGTTATGGAAAGACCCATCGAAACATTTAATGATCCGATAGTTTTTGCCATCATCGCTCCTAGGTTTTCTTAGTGCCCATCGCTTGCGCCCACGCCTTGAGCCCTGCGAAGTTGTCGGCTTTCTTGTTTTCCCCGTACCAGTCCGGGATAAAGTCTTTCACCTCGAGAACCTTTGTCTCAGATCCGCGCCACACATTCGCCGTCGTTGAGCACACCTGCGCTGCATGAATGTCGGCACGGTCTGCGTCGAGTGGCTCGATCGTGGAGAAAGCCATCCACTCCGTGAGCTCGGCGGCATCCATGCCATCGAGGAGTTCACCGACTGTTTTTTTGAGATGCCCAGCCAAGCGGAATAGAAACCGCCTCCCCGGGCGCTCAATTAGTTTTTTCTTGCGTCTTCAACTGCTCCGCCACTCATGCCATTGTGCTTGGCGCACGCATCGAAGAGGATGCCAACAAGAGGCGCAGGCATCTCGCCCACAGCTTCGACCTCGGCATCGGTGAAGATCCGCTTGCCTTGATCATCAGCGATAGACCTCACCACCAGCTTGGCTCGGATGTTGGATAAGTTGCCCGACTTCGAGCCCGCACTGATTTCACTTTCAAGTTGATCACGCTCACGGGAGCTAATCACTCGCAAGAATACTTTGCCACCGAGCTCGGGGATCTCGATCTCCCCGAGCTTGTACGCACTGCCTGCACTTAATAACTTTTGCTTGTCTAAAATGAGAAACTCCTTAATCAAAAGCGTAGGTTATTTTGCCTACTGGTTTAACGCCAACTGTGGCCTTAACTGTGTTGTCGCCCGTGGCAACGCCATCGACTTGAAACTTCGTGATGATGCCATCGAAAGAGACGGTCGATGAATCGGCGAGGGTTATAACGCACGATTTGGCTGCGCCGTAATCTTCGATGTATGCGCTGATCGTGCCGAGTGCTGCGTTGCCCACACCTACGATTGCGGTCGCAGACATCTCGCCACCATCGATCATCCCGCCTGCGTATTCCTTAGCGTGATCTGGGCTAAGTAGATTGCTTATATCAACGGTGCCACGGGTCGCACTGGGTGGCGTGATGTCGGTAACACCGGTGAGGGTGGTGCCGCCGATCGAGATTGCCGTGCCTTGGGTTAAGACTGCTGCCATAATTAAGACTCCCTATAGATGATGGAAAAATCCAAAGACGAATGATAAAACACGGTGTCCGAGCCCTCAAAGAACTCGGGTTGGTCTTGCTCATCACTCACGCTAACACCGAGAACGACCACCCCGGAAGAGGTGCCGCGAAAGTTGTCCATCACGACTCGCATTTGATTCATGATGGTTTCGACTTCCGATTGAGTTGTTGCGATGACATCGCACTGAAGGCGCACTTCAGGCACCTTGGTGTTGCCGCTGTCGAGCGTGGCCGAGCGCACCGTGCTGATGCGGTGGTAAACAATGTAAGGAAGAACGGGCTTTTGTGGCGCACGACCGGGATAGATGCGGGTGCCCACAAGACCAGAAAGGGTAGCATCGTCGATTAGTCGGGCTCGAAGGGCTTTAGAAGCACTCATGCCGCCCCCCTGTCTACCGCTTCGCCTAGTATCGCTGCGATTATGTTGAGCGCTTGGTCTTTGGTTTCGTCCCACGCTGGTCGAAGGTATGGCTTGGGTCTACCACCGGGATGCAATTTGCCATCGGCTTTATAGTCTTTGTCTTTGCGTGTCAGAAGCATTTCGTTGGTCACATCGCCTGCACCCGTTGGATGTGCTGCGGTTCCATATTCAACGAAGTGCGCGTACTTGGTCGGGATGTGTTCGAGCTTTCCGATCTTTACCCCTGCCCGTCTTCGTGGCCCGATAACAGCGTAAGCATATTGCTCTGATTTTTTGAGTACTACCTTTTCCCGTATGTCTAAGGCGTTTTGCAACACCCGATGTTTTATTGAGACTTTTCGGATTGCTGCTGCAACCACCAGTTTGCCCGCTGCTTGCAATGCGTTTTTCAATCCTTCTCGCTTTACCTTGGTATCGATATGCTCCATCAAGGTGAGCAAACCTTTTAGCGATGAGGAGTCGATTCTGATTTCTGCTCTGGGCATTAGTTCCCCCTTTCGATCGCATCTATTTCAAGTTCCCATGAGCCCTCATCGATGTTGCGGATGCTGACGATCTCAAGCGTGCGACTACCCATCGAGATGCGATCACCGTGAAGGATGTCTGCCTTGAATCGAATGCGGACACGGTGCGAGATCGAAGCCTGCCTCGCCATGCCCTGCTCTTGCTCCCTGCCTGAGAGCGGGCGAACACTCGCCCAGGTCGTGTAGTAGGTATTCCATGAGCGGGTCACCTGACCGTAATCATCAACGGTGGTTGATTCATCACGCTGAAAGCTTATTCTCTGTGTTAATTCGCCAGCTTTTAGCATTAGTTGACAATGCCTCGACTAAACATTTTAACGATGTTGTCGACGGCGTAGGGCACTTCGTAGCCCTGCACTTCTCCTACTGTCTCGCGCTGGTTGTACCAGTGCGCCACCAACATCTTGATCGCTTGCTTTAAAATCGCTGGGACTTCGTTGGCGTTGCCGCAGCCTGCGACATAAGTCACCACGATGGAGTTGTAGTCATCGAGGTAGTCGGGCCAAGTCTCATCGTAGGCAGGCATTACACGGCCCGGGTTCGAGGTAATGTCGACTTGATAAAGTTCGTCATCCCAAGTTTGAAGGTTGCCATCGAGGTCGTAATATTGGATTGAGCTCACCGACTGCACTGGGCCTTCGAGGTAGAGGATGCCAGAGTCGGGGAAGTCATCGATCGAAAGCGCAAGAGTCTGCGTCACCATTTTGTGACTGGCCATCTGCTCGAGCTGCTGTCGCGCTGCGGTGATGAGCGTATTAATTAGAGCGTCATCGTCGTTGCCATCAATGCGACTGTGCAGTTTCATTTCTGCGAGGGTGATCGGTTCGGTCGCTGGAGGAGTGACAACTGTCAACATTAGCGTTTCTCTTTTTGTTTTTTCGAGGTTGCCTTCTCAGCCTTGACTTGTCGGGTTTCCGAGACCGGAGGAGCGGGCGCTTCAACAGCGCTCGCCCAGCCGAGTCGGACACAATTTGCAGCCTCTTCGAGCGGGAGGTCGTACACCAGATTTGCATCATAGGTGAACGACAGGCCCGCCACGGAAGTATGAAATTTAATTTTCATTAGCTAGCTGCCATTACCATATGCTTGATTGGATCAGTGCCAGCGTCGAGGATTCTTCCGTCGTGACGGGAGAAACCAACAAAGCCAACTTGGTGATAATCGGCATATCTTTCTTCAAGGCGCAAGAGTGTGAAGTCCTGCACATCTCGGATGATATACTTGGAAAAATCACCGTAGTAGATAGCCTTGGCGCCAGCCGCAACTGTTGCCACATCCTGGTTGATCACGACAGGAACCCCGAACAAAGTACCAGGGGAAGTCGCAGAAAGGTCGTTCATGAAGATCGGCCTGTTCTGATCATCGACAAGTTTACGCACAAGCTTGAAGGTCGAGTCGTGCATCATGAACTTGGCGTTCGCACGATAAGCTGGATCGAGCGAATGCTGAAGATCAAGCAACTCAGCGAAGGTGATGGCGTCAACAGCGGCAGCAGTTTTACCTGCACCGGATGCCGAGATGCCCTGTGGTTTTGAGGAGTTGTCACCAACGGTTGCGTGAGTATTAAATATTCTCGCAATCCTTTCCCCAAGTGCGCCGCCGATGAAAGATTCCAAATCAATCGCAGAATCTTGCAAGAGTTCAGACGAAACTCGGATGAGCTTCGATGAATACTTGTAAGCCTTCAAGGTGATCTGGGCGAAGGTGATATCTTGCTCAGCAACTTGAGTATTTTCTGCAAGGATCGCACCAACATTACTGTGATCACTCACGGTAGGAATTGGCAGGTCATTGCCTTCTGCTGTTCGTAAGATGGTTGCGACTTCTCGCATCCCGCCGAAAGCCAGCAAAGAAGCTTCGAGCTGATTGATGAAACCTTGGGGAACGGTATAACCACCAGCGGAACCGGTCAAGGATTGCGCACGGGCTTCGGCTTGTGACTTAGGAGCTTTAGCGTTGAGCTTGAAGCTCAAGCGATTGTTCCCAAGTTCTAGGCCAGATCGTTGCGCAGCGTTTCTCTGCTCATTGGAGGCACCGTTCACGCTATGAAATCCGAGCCATCCTCGTAAGGCCAATGCTCTATCTGAAGTTGATTGACGATCGCCAAAATCGCGCACAAACGCAGGCGCTTCGATCGGTGAAGACCTTCGTGCTGCGGGTCTTTTGGAGGAAGCTTCCAAGCTTGCAAGCTTATTACTGCGAGCGGAAGCGGCTTCTTCGGGTGCTGCTTCTTCTGCGGGAGCTGCTGCGCCGCCTTCAATCTCAGTTATGCGGGCTTCGTGTTCGTCAACCTGAGAAACCAAGGCCTCGAATGCGGTGGCTTCTTCGGGGGTCAGTTCTCGCTTTTCGGTGGTGCCTTGAGCGTGTATGGCTCTGGCTTCGGCAAGTTTTGCGGTGCGCTGGGAGCGCAGGGTTTCGATTTCGGTCATTGGATTTCTTCCTAATATTTGCGGTATTAGGGCAGTGCATCAGTCTCGGTGAGAGACATAAAAAAACGCACAGGCCCCTAGTTCGGGAAACTGTGCGTAAAGACTGCACTGATTTCGATAGACCGATTAAACCACGGATCTGCGATCCGTCAACAATCGTGCCAAAAAAAAAGGCCCGCCGGTGAAGGCGAGCCTAGGGAGAGCGGGGGAAGGGTTAACGACCCTTATAAGCATCTCTGAACATTGCGTCAGTTTTATCTCGGGAAGTCTGAATCCTTACTCGTTCTCTTTCCGCAACTCTCTCGCTCTCTCTGCGAACCGCTTCCCGGTCCTCGGCCTCGAGGGCATTCTTCTTCATCGCCGCCGCCATATCTGTCACGCTCTGCGCTGCCGACTCTTGGGTCATTTGTTGGTTACCACCCTTTACTAACACCACCACGACCACACACGACACGATCAAGCTGACTGTCAGGCACGCCACCGCTGCAACCAATAGGTTGATTTTCGTCTTGCTATCCATGTTTCTGCTCCTTTTTTCGATCCATTCAACCGGGCAAACGCCGGTCGCCGTATTGCTATCGTAGCCTATTGTTCGTGGGAGCACGCACTTTATTATGGATAATCACGATATGGTTGGTTAGAAAGCTTCCAGAAAGTCAATTTTCCTAGGGCTTTTATAGGGTGGAGGAATTCCCCCACCCTAGTCCACGGAAAGGCGTTTGCGTGAACTAAGCGAGCGACTTAGTCCAAGTTGCTGAACTACCGATCACCCCGGAGGCGAAGCTCCCGCAGGCGTTGCGCTGACCGGATGGCGTCCTGGGTGTAGATCGATAAGGAGCGAACTGCCACCGAGGTGTCCGGGTAGGCGGGATAAGTCACCACACTCACATCGTGGAGCTCCACGGCGAGAAGACTGCGCACCCGCTTACCATCCACCAGATCCCACGCATCCTCGGAAGTCGTAAACGCAAAGCTCATCTGCGAGACATCACCCCGAGACATGACCGCCATCAAGTCGGCAGCATACTGGGTGTCGGGCGGGTCGATAGTAACCTTGAGCCCGGTGGCATCGCTCTCGAGTCTTAGCGTGCCCGAGACGGTACGCCCGAGGATGAGACTCGGGTTGTGATCAATCAAGGCCCTCACATCGGGGTTGCTGTCGAGGGAGCGGGTGAATGCACCAGGGCGAACGAACTCTCGAAAGCCGCCGAGGTCTTCTGAGGAAAGATCGTATTTCGCTGCGTAGCCGATGATCTTCTGCGCTGCGACATCGACTCGGAGTTCGGTAGAGAACCTGCGTTCAACGGTATTAGTTTTCATTGCTGACCCCTTTCATGGTGTTGATCTTTTCGGAAACTGCTTCGGCAAGTTTCGCTGCGGTCACTGATCCGCTGAAGTCCAGCCAAGTGGATCGGAACTGGTCGAGATGCCTTTGCACATGACCATCGAGATCGGTGGTCAGGCCAAACGCTTCCAAGACTGGTGAGTATGCGGACACGACGCGGGCCCGATGCTCGGCACAGAAGTGATCGAGCTTGGTTAAGAACTCTGCTGGTTTGTTGGCAAATCTCTTGACGGCTGAACACTCCACATTTTGAAGGCGTTCACCCGCATCATCAAGCAGGCGTAGGATGATCGACTCATGAGAGCGAGCGGGTGTGGTCGCTGGAGGGTTTGGTAAGGTTGGTGGAGTTGGCACACTGTCGAGCCCGTTGAAGATTTGATCGACCACCGCTTGCGAGAGGAACGGGAACGAGGCAATTGCAATCGCCTTGGCCGATGCGATCGGGATGAGCTTCATGCCTACCTGAGTAACCAAGTCAACAAGACTGGTGATCTGTGCGCCGTTGAGTGCGGTGCTTGCGACATCTGCCCCCGCTGCTGCTGCGGGTGCTGCGATCGCTGTCGGGTCTTGGGTCTCTGGTGTGGGCACTGCCACCAAACTCGGATCGGTTGCAGGTGCTGCCGTGGGTGCGGTGTTGATCGACTGCATATTCATCGGCTGCATATACACATCGCCACCCTCGATCGGGTTCATGTTTTCTTTTTCTCGTATCTCGTTCACCGACAACCATCCCCAGTTGCGAGCGACCGAGTACGACTGATAACGGGCAGCGATCTCGCCCCGCAGTTTCCCGTCTACATTGAACTCGAAAAAGAAACTTCCTTTGTCTTTCGGCCTGATGATCTTGCGGTTAAGTTGTTGTTCCCAACGAACTAGCCAAGGGCGAAGCGTATCCACGACGAAGCTGATCTCCATCTGCTCGAGGGAGTTGTACGAAGTCTTTGAGAGATCTTTGAGCTTGTTGGGTGGCAGGTTAAACCAGCGAGCGATCTCGATGATTTGGAACTCTCTCGACTGAAGAAACTGCGAATCGTCGGGTGGCACGCCAATCGCCTCCCACTTCAGGCCCGCCTCGAGCAAAGCGACCCTGTGAGAGTTTGCACCACCGGCATGAAGTTCTTCAAACGATCTGCGAAGGTTCTGCCGTGCTTCGGGTGATAGCTGGCCGGGGAAGGTTAACACACCACCGGGCCTCGCACCTCTGCCAAAGTAACCAGCACCGAAGCTTTCAATCGCCATTGATAACCCGATCGACTGGCGGGCCAACCCGATCACGCTGATGCCCGAGATGCCATCGAATGATAGACCGGGTATGTGCAACATATTGCCAGCGGTGATGAAAGACTTTCCCCGGTTGAGTTCGTAGTAAAGCTCACCCGAGTCGGTGCGCCTGGGCGTCACCATAGTCGGGTCGATCGGCCAGAGCTCGACCACATTGCCCTCAAGGTCACGCACGATTTCAGAGTAAGAATTTCCATGAAGCAACAAGTGCGCCATTGAGGCTTCGCGCCATTGCAGCGAGCTCATCTCGGGGTTAGGTTCATCATGAAGGAGCGTGTGCAGCGGGTTCGCTTTTGCGTGTGCCTTGCCACCACCCGGCAGGCGTTCGTAGTAGTTGAGCGGAAGCGAGGACACGGACTCGGCAATGCAACGCACCGCAGCGTAAACCGCTGAGTAGGTGAGGGCCGTATCGGGTGTGACGCTGACGCCTGAGTCAGTTGATGCGCCCCCGAAGAGCTCATTTAAGCGAGGGTCTTTCAGGTTGCCACCCGATAGGGAAAGCGCCCGAGAGATAAATCCTTTTATGCGTTCAATCATAGTAGTGTTATTCCTTGGGTGTCGTAAATATTTGTTGCGTTTAGGCTGCTGACCTGCGCCCGACCTAAAGCCATAATTGTTGCCACGATGCCATCGATTTTCTCGACGGCTCGGCCCTTATGCATTTTGATGTTGCCTGCATTGTCTCGCTCGACTTGCACATTCGAGAACATCCAACGCAGCACCGGGTTGCCGTCATGCGCGATCTTCTCGGAGAGTACGAGGACTTCTAACTCTTTCGAGGGTGCGGTCATCGCTGCGAAGCCCTGCCCGAAGCCAACAAGCCAATCGGGCCTGCCGTTATTCTTGCCGAGTGTTTCGAGATCCTTACTGATCTGGTTAATGTTCCAACGGTCAACGGCGATCTCTTGGATGTTGTACTTTCGGGCCAGTCCATCAATGACCGCCACGACTGCCCTATAGTCGAGCGATCGCCCAGGCGTAGTCACGATCAGACCTTGGCGTTCCCAATCATCGAGTCGGTGCTTGTTGTTTCTTTCTCGCTCCCTCGCTGCGTCCGCAGGTGCGAAGAAGGTCGGCACGATCCAGTAGGGTTCATTGGGTTCGATAGGCGGGAAGAGAAGCACGAACGCCGTTAAGTCGAGGGTTGATGAAAGATCAAGACCACCGAAACACATTCGACCGGAAAGATCAGGGAGATCGCGGGAGCACGCATCCCAGCGCTCGAGCGAGATCCATCTCGTCTCCTGCGATGTCCACTGGTTCAAGTGTAATCTTCTGAAAGCGTTTTCGCGGGAAGGGTTCGCACTGGCCTCTGCTACTGCCTTCACAAAGTAATCCGCTTTCACGGTAACGCCATAGTTCGGGTTCGCCTCGGCCCAAGTCGATTCGGCCTTCCAGTCGCCTGTGCTGGTGTAGATTTTGCTGTAGAAAGTCGGGTCGTGAATGAGCTTATCGTTGACGCCCTCGGCATACTGGCGAAGCTCCCAGCATAAGCTTTGGCGATCATGCCCTGCGGTCGTGAGTGCGAGCGTTAGCGGTTGCCTTCGGGCCCCGGTTGAGGTTGTCAACACATCCCACAGTTCTCGGTTTGGTTGAGCATGAACCTCGTCAACGATCACGCCATGAGCGTTGAGCCCGTGTTTCGTGAAGGCGTCGCTTGATAGCGATCTGTAGAACGAGTTCGAGGCCTTGTGCTCGATGGTTTTGTTGCGATAGATCCTGAGCATGGTTGAGAGGTTCGGGTTTTCCTCGATCATCTGGCAGGCTTGGTCGAATACGATTGAGGCTTGATCTTTGTCGCTAGCTGCGCTGTAGATTTCTGCACCTTCCTCACGATCGAGGCAGAGCAAGAAGAGAGCGATGCCCGCTGCGAGTGTGCTCTTCCCGTTCTTCCGTGGCACCTCAAGGTAGGCGGTGCGGTACTGGCGCAGGCCATCCTTGCGCACCGTCCCGAAGAGTTCGTTCAAGAACTGACGCTGCCATTCAGCCAGGACGAAACCCGTGCCCGCCCACTCGCCTTTCGTATGACGCAGGTGGTCACCAAAGAACCTTACGATCGGGTGATCTTTGGCGGGGGCAGGCTTCTTTTTCCTTGGCGCTCGGGTGGTTATTGGATAGCCCTCATGATGTCGATGATGCCATCTTTGCCGCCATTGGTTGACTGGAGGTTCGGTCTCGATGCAGGTGTTAACCCGAACTGGCACTCCAACTTCAAGAGTTGATCGTGCATTTTGCATGAGACCATGTAAGGCGGGGTCTCTTTATAGCCCTTAATCTTTTCGTCATCACCCATGATCTCGATGTGAGTGGGAGTTCCAGCGCTCAAAGAAGCTTCCGCATCAATCCATCGGACGAGACAAATCGCATAGCGGGAAAGCGACGAGCCATCAATCTCGGTGAGGACGCCAACACGAAACAAAGCCTCTGACATCTGGTCGAAGATAATCTTTTCACGAGGGCCAAGAAACTCAGGCGAGTCGAGTTGTGATGCGCTCGGTTGCGGTTCGCCGGTGCGTGTCTTCGCTCTCCATGCTCCACGCATTTTCAAAATTGCTGTCGGTGTTTTTTTCGGGCCTCGAGCCATTACTACTCCTAAATCATCAAAAAAGGGCTATATACTGGTGAAAATCTGTAAACGCATACCACGCAAGGTACTTTGACCCCTCCTAAAACAAAAAAGACCCCCCTCCCCTTTTTTGCTCCAAAAATGGTCATTTTTGAGGCCTCGCAGAAAGCTTGACGAAACCACCACCGACTCGGTCTTCATGCCATGTTTTGAGGGCGTGGCACTTGTGGCATAGGGTCTGGAGGTTGTCGAGGGAGTCGGTGCCACCGTGACTCTTTGCGATGATGTGGTCAACATCGGTGGCAGGTGCTGCGCACCGAACGCACAAAGGCGAGCGAGCGAAGGCAAGCTTCCTGAGTTGCTGCCATGAATGACCGTAGCCACGACGAGAGGGCGAAAGCCTAGGTGCTCGGCACCCAGGCGCATCGTGAAACCTGACCTCATGCCTCGGGGGCTTATGTGATCTCATGGTTGCTCCGGGAAGGTGTTGTACTCGGTGTGCGAGTTCGACCTGGTCATCTCGGTCGTGATCCACCACCCGCCAAGTGGCCGAGCTGCGGCACCTCGGCTGATGTGCCACCCGCAGTCGAGCTCTTGCTTGTAGCTGCCACACCTGACGAACCATTGATCAGTAGTCTCGATGTTCCCTTTACCGCTGACGCTGGTGATGACATTGTGGTCGGTGTTGCGTCTGTGAATGTGCCCGCTGATAAACACATCAGCCTGCCATTGTGATCGGGTTGCCTGATGCTGGGGGATGCCTCTGCCTGATTCGCCGCCGCCACCATAGCCGTGATGAAGGAAGATGCGCTTAGTGCGCACATCGGCTTTACCTGTTGTGCGGTCATTCTTTTGCAATAGATAACACCAGTCCTCACCGTAGATAACGGGAGAGTTGTATTGGGTGCGCAGTGAGTGGGTGAGTCTATCGATCAGGTCGATCTCGTTTCTCTTGATAACTGCTGCCTCATGATTGCCAGGCGTAATCAGGCATAGGATAGAGGCGTAAGGCTTGAACCATTCCAGCGCTGTGCTGCTAATCAAATCAAAGTAATTGCTGCCACGATGCTCGGGTCGAAGCGTCTTTGGGTCAGCCCTCGGGTCATATTTTCCCTGCATCACATCGAAGAGATCGCCCACGATTACAACGGGAGCGTTCTCAGCGAGTGCATAATCCAAATGCTTTTTAAGGAAGGCTCGGTCGCAGTGCGCTGAATCCCAATGGAGATCGGTCAGTGCGAGAAATCTGAATCGGCTTCCCGATTTCGGGAAGCTGACACGGAGTTCATGGACTCGATCTGTAACAGTCCCACAAGACCAGCGCTGTTTTGGCTTTGCCAAATGCAAGCTCCTAAAAAAACTATCTAAGATTGTGTGCGCCTTAAGTAAACAACGCAAATCGCTCGCACTTTTGCTTGGGTCGGGGGATGATAAGAGGTGGTGATGCGTCGCACATATTTGGTGTTGTCATCATGAAGGTAACCTTTATTTACCAACATATCGATGACCGCTTTGTTCGTGTTGTCGAGATCCCTGCGATGAGTCCAACCTTCGCCACCGTGAATCTCGATTAGGATCTCTGCAAGTCCTTCGAGTGCCTTGCCTCGAGGTATCAAGATCGCGACCTCGGCGAGCCATGCCATATAGCACCTCGCCTTATAGAATTTGCCACGCCGACCCGAGGCCCGGAAGAGTTGGTTAGTGCTCGGTGGTATCGGCACCTCGAGCCTCACGGTCTGGCTTTTATTTTCTGTAATAAAACCTCCGCATCTTTTCGGGCTTGCAGGTTATAGCTCTTGAAAAGCTTGTGGTGACCAATGAACAGGTGACAGTTGCCACCCGTCTCGCATAAGGTCAGAAGGTTCGAGGGTTCGAGCTCGAGATTCGGGAAGAGATGGAACGGGTGAATATGGTGCACCTCGAGCTTGTCGTTAGTGCCACACGCAGCGCAGGTCGGGTTCCTTTTCAGGTGTGCCCCTCGCACCGCTGACCATCTCGGTGAGCGGGCAGGCAACCCGGCAAAGTATTCGGTGATGGTTTTCACGATGCTCATGGTCGCTCCTCCAGTCGTGACACGATTGTTAAGTAGCCGATCGCGTCGACGAGGTTATCCCGTTTGTGTGTGTTGCTCTGCCTGACGATCTTAAGTGCTGCCATGAGAAGTCCCACATCGCTCGCACTCACCCGCTGGCCCGGTGCGAGTTGGCTACGCAAGAGCGTCGTCCAGATCTCAGCAATCTGGCAGAAGCTCTCGCTCGGGTCACCATACTGGAGGCCTCGTTCCGAGATGATGCCATCAACCTGGGCGAGAATGTCCTGGTCATTTGTTGCCATGTTTTGCTATCTCCCGGTCAAAGGTTTTGCGGTCATCAAGCATGGTTGCGATCTCGTCTTCAAGAAACTCGATACGCTCACGCAAGTTGCGGTGCGTAAGGGACTCCATCTGCTCGTATTTTGCGATCTTGTCTTTAAGACGCTTAATCACCCTCCGGTAGTTCTCGCCCGCAATACGGGCCCCGTGTGCGGCCCTGAGTGCGGTTGTGGTTAGCCCGGTCGCACGCACCGCGCAGAAGCGGCACGCATACGCCTTGGAACCTCTTCCTATGGGGTAGCCACCACGGGTGATCGACTTCCCGCACTGCTTGCAAAGATTAGACATTCTCGTTTATCCCTCTTATAGAGTGTGGATTATGGGATAAATGAGAATAAACCCTTATATATCTAAG